CAAGGCACCAAGCATTAACGACATCATAAGAATGATTGACGAATCAGAAAGTGAGGATGAAAGTGAGTGAGTTAAAAGAGGTTAAAGGCGTGGTTATCTACACAGATGGATGCCATGAGGAGAAAGTGTTTAAACAACTGGAAGATTACCAAGCCGTTGTTGATGGTTTCATTGCCGGGGTTCACTTGTACGATTACCGAGGAGAGGAGGCGGGGTGCGCTTATGTAGATGATGAGGGTTTGCTAAAGAATAAAACTCTCAACCCACTCGCCAGTGCAATCTCGTTTCTATTCGGTAACACTCCGCACCTAGTCGGCAACATGGTTCTAGTCGGCAAGTCAGATGATGAAGGCTACGACACGGACATCCCGGAGTATCTCCTCGCTCTGATTAAGAACATCTCGCCGGTCAAAGGTGAGGTGATTTAATGTTTAAACGAATCATCGCCATCTTCCTCATTGTCACCGCAAGTGTGGCGATAGATGATAGGTTCTTTGATGAACCGCACATAATCATAGAGCCAGCACCCAAGGAGGCGCACATCAGTGGCACCGTGGTTGCTTTCTATGAGAATGAATACCAACGCTACGCAGTGGACATGCTCACGCAGATGGGCAAACTGGAGCAGTGGTCATGCTTGTATACCTTGTGGATGCGGGAATCTAACTGGCGACCCAACGCAATCAACCGGGAGTCCGGCGCGTATGGCATAGCCCAGTTCATGCCAGCAACATGGGCACTCGTAGGGTTTAAACGAACCGACAACGGCTTCGCACAAGTTGAAGCAGGACTTGCATATATCCAAAGAAAGTACGGCGGAAATATTTGCAAGGCTCTCGGTAGCAACTTGGCAAGGCGGTGGTACTGATGAATCCTGAATTATTACAAGGCGTTACAAAACACCTAGTCACAAGCGGGCTTACCTTTAACGCAGAGAATCCCGCCGACCCAATAGTTACCCGACCCATGAGGGTGGAGATACTTGTTGCCACCGTAATGGAATACTTGTTAGGAGCAGGCTATGCCGAAGCGACCAAAGTATCATAAAGTAATAAGCGAGAAAGTAAACAACCTTGGCTTAACTGTTTATACACTCCGGTATAACCCGGAGTTATTTGCGAACGCCAAGTGCAGAGGGATAGACACTGAATTGTTCTACCCATCTCGGGATAAATTCTCCCGGGAGGAGGAACGGTACTTCAGCGAGCGCCTCTGTGGTGGATGCCCTGCAAGGGAGGCATGCTTGGAATGGGGCATGGTTCACGAACGCCACGGAATTTGGGGTGGCTTGACCGCGTTTCGCAGGGACTTAAAACGCCGTGCGTTCAAGTGGGCGTTCAACGACATCTCTTTGCAATCCATCTATAGGTAGTGTATAGTTAAGTCTTGAGAGGCACTCGCTAACCCTCCTTTCATCGGGTTCTCCTTTCTGTCAACCGGCGAGTGCTTCTCATTTTAATTTGTAGACATTGTGCATCAACATAAATACTTCATCTGCTAAATCATCCAGCGTTCCATCATTGTAAAGAACATGCTTGAACATGTGGTTATCCATGGCACGCTCTGATACATGGTTATTTACTGCGCCGTGGTTGTGTCTGTTTATACGCCACACATCACCGCCCTGTTGCTCAATCATTTTTGCTTCGTTAGGGAACCTAACATCAGGTATAACGATGCGCTCATCAGTGTTTATCTGATTAAACAAACGCCACACCCACACATCTTCGTTGATTAACTTGCGCCCGACTTCTGTGCCCATAACTTGTAGTAACCGGCGCACTTCATCTTTACCTTTGGCTACTTCCCATCCATACATAGTAACTATTTCGTTTAAACGATGTCCGTCATGCAAGATGGGATTGAGTGCAAGCAACGCTTGTCGGATGCCATCTGCAAACGCCATTCGTTTAAACCCATAGTTCAATACGAGCAACTCAGCAACTGTGTCCTTACCACTGCGGGCATACCCGCTCAATCCAATAATCATTCTTGCTCCTCTTGGTTTCGTATCTCTGCTCTTGCTTCTGCGTTACTACGAACACGCCTACGCCCACGCCACACTGGTGCTTCGCCACCTAACCTGTCTTGCAACTTGGTTAGTGCACGCTTGACACGCTTACGCATGGCTTCTTCGGTACTGCCATAAGTTTCAGCGAGCGCACCAAATTCCATACCACCGTCTGCATAACGCATGCGCAGCAAGTCTTGGTCTGCTTTGTTTAAACGACCCAAACCTGCAGCGACATCTGATAACAATGCTAAACGATTGCCACCTTCTGAAGGCTTTGAGGTGTGCGCTATGTATTCACTGCTCATGTCCGGCGTATCTGTCCATCCAGTATGGCTCCAAACATCACGCAACAATTCATGCAACACCTCGTGTGTGTAGTAGAAACTGTCACTAATTGGAGCGCGTGAGTGTTGCGCTCGTTCCTTGGCTACATACTTCTGCGCTTCATTATAGAAAGTCTTACGCAGTTTAAACTTTAGACTCTCCTCACCTTGCCACTGTTCAATCTTGTGCCAGTGCTCCAGTGCCCACAAGGATAAGTGCTGGTACAAATCATCAGTAGTTACGAGTCCACGATGTATGCGATTAGCACGGCTTGCTACTTGACGGGCAACGCCGTAAATAGTTTCCCATACTTTATCTTGCTCATCCATCTTTCTTCTCTGCTTTCTCGTTCTTAAGTTTACGCATAGCCATTAACAAATCATCTACTGTTATGAGATAACCCTTGCTTCTATTCGGAGGAATCTCGCAGGTAATCTCACGCCCAAACTCTTTGATTGCATACAAGACATGGGAGGTGGGCACCATTAGAACACCCTGCTCTAGTACAAATGCCCAGTAGTCTGCGCCAGTAACCATGATGCCGGAGGCTTCCCATGATTTGCTACGCTGATACCAGCACTCAACTTCCACATAGATGTTGTTAGTTATCCACCACTTCCTGTCACGCTTAACTTCTACCTTCTTGCCTTGAGTAAGTAACTCCTCAACTAATTGTTCACCCTTGCGCCCATAACCAAAGTCCAAATCAAACGAGGAATTTTTCGCCATTGTTTAAACACCCACTCGTTTGCGCAGTCCCTCTGCTCCTTCGCTCAAGAAAACATCATTAACATCTTGATTGTCAGGCATGAACACGGGGAATACATTGTCTAGTTCACGGCTAATTGTCTTTGCCATTTCTCTGCCAGCATTATCGCCATCACAGAACAGCATTATCTTTTCCCACCCGTCAAGAACGCGTGAGTAATAAGGCTTCCAGTTATTTGCACCGGGCAAACCAACAGCAGTGAAGCCAACTTGCGATGCAATGATTGTGTCTATCTCACCCTCACAAACAACCAGCATGCCAGTGTCTTGGGTCAATGCTTGGATGTTGTAGATGTGCGTACTTGCACCGGGTCTTGATAGATACTTCGGTCCCGAGTCTGCGTTTAAACTACGGAAGCGAATGTCAATCACACCCGATGGAGTTAGGTAAGGGATAGCCAACTTACCTTGATACAACTCGTGTCCAGTTTCAGGATTCGCCACGAAGCCGAGGCGGAATGTACGCGCTGTCGCCTCTGTTATACCGCGACTCGCTAGATAAGGGAGCGCTTCGCTTAGGCTTCCTTCGTAGTTCTGTGTTGCTTTCGCCAGTAATTCTCTCTGCGATTTTGAGAGCCTCGCCATACGCCACTCCTTCTTTCTTCATGATAATTGAGTAAACATCTCCTGCCATGTCGCAGGCAAAACATCTGAAACCAGCACAGTCTATGTTTAAACGAGCAGACTTTACATGGTCATTGTGGAAAGCACAGCGCACTGATTGCCAGCCACCACGATTCTGAGGAATAGTAAATCCGTAGTGCTCAAGCACTTTAACGATGTCATGCTTAGAGGTTCGGGAGGACATCACTGAGTTTCTGAACGACATAGGCTTCACCTACTCCTTTGTTACTCGCCTTAATAATTACCAGTGGCGTAGGTGCAACCGCTAATCTCTTGGCTACTCGGTAGTTCTCTGCTTCAATCTCTGCCTCTCGTATCCAACCGCTTAGGTCAATGCGCCCATCTCTGCGTGGTGCTTTGGCTTCTACTACATAGACTCCATTAACACCGGGAACGAACACATCACCAACATCATTGCGACCAGCACGAGGCAAACGCTGTGCGTTTAAACCTTGCTCCATAAACCAATCAGTTAAATCTATTTCCCAAGCAGCGCCTCTACGCTTGTTGCTCTTTTGCAGACTCACGCTCTCTCCTTTCTGCATGCTCAACGGCAGCCCAGTACAGGTTGTAGTACGCCTCATCAAATGCAAAGCGCTTCATGTGCTTGGCAATCACACCAGTGTGTGCATAAACCGGGATGCCACATGCTTTAACCTTGCGGAAGAAAGCAATGTCCTCACCAATAAACTTATCGCCACGCTCGTTGTTCTCACCAAACCAAAAGTCATCAGGAAACTTCTCGTTTAAACTTTTGAGTACACTCTTGTGCATCAGCACTAGACCCATGCCAGCATTGTCTACCTTCACTATCTGATTCTTAGGCAGTGGATGTAGGTATGTAATCTCGTACTGATTATCAGTTTCATTAAAGACACATGGCATAGGTTGCATCAGTGAGTTCTCCATACCCTTGCTGATGAAGTACACACCACTGACTATTGGGCGAGTGTGCTTATCTGCTGTATCCCATAGAGTCTTAAGCATCTCTTTAGTTAGCACGATGTCAGAGTCAACCCACAGTGCCCAATCAGTATTCACCTTCTGCCACATCTCTATGGCTGCTTGGCGCTGACGAGCAATCTGATTGCCCTGAACACGGATGGCATTGTTAATCATCACGCCTACAGTTGGGGCATGTATCAGTGTGTAAACCAAACCTTCTGTGAATTTACCATCGGTATTTCCATTGTCGCACCACACGATGGACAAAGTTTCCTTGTTACTGTGCGCCATGTTTAAACACCTTATCTGAGTTGTCTAAAACTTCCATTGCATTTTCGGCTAAGTCCTTGAAAGACTCTGCCATTATCAAGAGTCGCTCTGAGATTTCTTCTCTGCAATCTGGTCCATGTTCTTCCCTGAGATGAGAAGCAAGTTGAGATACATAGTCAGCAAACTGGATTGTTTCAAGCCAGATGGCGGAAGGGTTGAAGATTTTTTGTGTTGCCTCATCAACATGTTCCACAAACTCTGGAAGTTCACTGAGCAGTGCTTCCTTCATCGGCTGTGGAATCGGGGAGTTCTGTATCGCTTCCTCTATCATCTTCGGGGTGACTGAGAGTTCCTCCATCGTAAAGTTTCTTATGCTCTGATGCTGTGAGGTCTTTGAATTCTTGTGTTTCTTTTTCCTGCCAAACATAACTCCTCCATCCGATAGTCCAAGTGAAGTTTTTTGGCAGAAACTTCAACTGCTTTTTCATGTCCTCAAGCAATTTATCTGTTGGTATAACTACATCTTCACCATTAGGTGAGCCGATTACCTCACCCATGTTTTCAACTAACTTAAGTTCCCATTTCATGGCTGTGCTAAATCCTTTATCTGCATACTGGCAGGGTCATAGGCGAGCCACACTGGTGAAGCACCATTGGCATCAGCCGGTCCGTATCTATTCTTCACAGCACAGACACCCATTGAAGCCAGTTGTCCATGCACTGTGAGTATCAGCGAAGGAGTCTGCGCAATCTTGCCGTGCAGCGATGAACGCGGTGGGCAAGGATTACCATTGACACCTTCACTTGTATGGTGGCAAACAACAACAGCAGCGCCAGTATCTCTAGCCCACCACTTGAGTTCTCTCATGAGTGTACGCAAACCGCCCCACTCATCTTGTCCATCAAGGGTGACATCAACTGCGTTGTCAAGCACAATGAGTTCAACATCTTTACCCAATCGCTCACGGGCTGCAAGGATTGCATCCTCTAAATCCTTAAGCGTTGGTGCTGAGTCAAACTCCCACATGATGTGGTCGGCAGGCTTGAGCATCTGTGCTGCCCATTCCCTATCCGCTTCCATCATTGGCTCAACTTCTGCCTGTGTTCTGCCAGTTAGCATCGCAAGTAAACGCAGGCTCATGGTATGAGAGTGCGTGTCTGCGGAGATGTATAGCGTTGGTACTTGCACATGCACTGCAAGTGACAAGGCAAGCGTTGATTTACCAGCACCCGGAGGACCAGCAATCATGCTGACTTCGCCTCGTCTAAACGCTATCTGCTGCTCCAGCAGGGAGCGCCACACTGTTGGCAGTGTTGCACCCCCGGCTGATGCAGTCCTGATTGCGCGACTAAGGAGGCGCATCTGCTATGCAGGAGATTTATGTTGGCATGCTTGACCCTGTGGTTTAGGGCAAGCGTAGAACGCCTTGTATGGGCGACCAGTTGACTTAGCAATACCGGCTGGTACAAAGCGCATCGCTCCACCGCCACATGCACACTCAGGTGCAGTTGCAGGGGCTGATTGAGTTGGGCGTGGTGCTGCTGTGGTGCCTTGTACTGGCACTGCTCCGGGGAAAGCATCCTTAACTGTTGCCATGCTCTCAACGGTTTTCTCCAAGTCAACGAGTGCAGCAAGGCGCTCGGTTAAATGGCTCATAAGTACATCAAGTTCAGCACCATCGGTGGCACGAAGGTTAATCAACATGCCATCCTTCTTGGTCTTGAAGTTGATTTGGATTGGTGAGTTTTCACTCATTCGTTATCTCCTAGTTCAGGGTATTTGTGGGATTCGGAACCTTTTACTGCATAGCATGCGTGATTGACAGAACATGTACCACACATGAAACCCGGCTGTGGTATGAAGATGTTGTTGTCAATGGCAATCTTGAAGCCCTTGAGATGTGAACCCAAGCGCCTCTCTGTGTAATGCGATAGGTCTACGGGGGTAGATAATTCCCCTGTGCGAGCCATGAAGTACGCCCCCTTAGTAGGGCGAACGCCAATAGTTTTCTCACACATGACGGCGTAGGTACCTAACTGTGTGTGGCTTGCGGGTTCCTTGGTAGATGTCTTGATGTCAATGACAGTGAGTTCTCCATCGGGAGATACCATCAAGCGGTCAAGAAATCCTTTCATAAGGACTCCGCCAACTTCAACATTAAGTTCTGTTTCAATGGCGTAATCGCCACCGGAGAGTTGGTATGGGATGTATGGATTCTCCTGCCTGCGCCACTCTATCCAGTTGTGGAACATCTTGGGTCCATTATCTAACCACCACTGAGCATCCTCTTTATTTGGATACTGCTTGGTAGCCCTACCACCAGCCCGAAATGGCATGCCGTTATCTGCTAGGCGGTAGTTGTTTTCCCACCTATCATTGAACACGGTACGCAGGTCAACATCTGCTATTGCCTGCACTTCCGGCTTCAATCGGTCAAACCATTCGGTACACTCGTGCACGGTTTTACCCCCTACAAGCCAGTAGGATGGGTTCTCCGGCACTTTCTGTATACGGGTAAGGTAGTACGACCATCCACAGTTAAGCCATGTACTCATGGCGCTGTGGCTGATGTAGTTCCGCCCGGTCTTTTCTTCAAGTGTCATAGCAATAGGCGAGTTTACATGCACCTCACTCCTCTATTCTGCGACACGCCGAAGGTAAATCACATCAGTGTAATTACATTTTTGCCAATTTTTCAGTACACTCCTGTTCGTGCAGAACTGGATAAGTGTATGTTCCTGCTGAAGCGTAAGCGAAAGCAGGGCTTAGTTAAGCACAATTATCGTGGTATTCCAACTCATGTTTGTCCTTGTGGTTCTCAGATTATTAAAGTCGCGTGCATCTTTGAAGATGGGGAAATCGTGCTTTGGTTTACTGAAGCAGAGTGTGGCGTGTGTAACGCTTTGCTAACTGCCCCTACTCCGCTAGATATGATACGCTCCTAGAGTTACCTTACATCGGGGAAGTGGAAGGTAATGCAGTACAACTACATAATCGGATACAAAAAAAAGCCCCCGCTAACTAGATTTCTCTAGCGCGGGGGTCTTTTGTTTAAACGATATTAAGTTATTTTACTCTGCCGAACTCGCTCGCAGATGGGTCCAACCACTTCAATACAGGACCAAGAAAGCCTGCAAGAGCAGCCATTCCTAGTGTCTTGAAATCGGTTTCGCCAGCGAGGTAGAGTGCTATGGCAGCAGAGGCTGCAGCACGGAACCATGTCAGCGATACTTGCTTTAGTGTTTCCAGCATTATTTTGCCTTTCTTTCTAGCCTTACTTCCATTGTGTGGATTTTGCAACAAGTGCATACATCCACCTTTGGTTCAACTCTAGCAGGTGTTTCCTGCTTTTGCTGAGGTTTCTTCTTAGGTGCAGAGCCGATGGCTTCTGCCACTATTTGCTTGGTAAGGCTTGGTTGATTTCTCCACCAAAACCAAGGGCTGGTATCGCCAGCGTGCTCTGGTCTAATGGAAACATGGAGATGTTTTTCGTGTTTATTACTACCCGTATACTTTCTGTCACCTTGACGAGCGTATTGTCTGGACCAGATTTTTCCGTTGAAGATGAGATAAGAAACTCTGTCATCTTCTTTGAGCCGTTGGAATATCTCGTTACAGTCAATACTTCGTTTCGGGTCATGGGTTAAGTCTACCGCAAGCCCGGTGTTATGGTCTGAGTTAGGGTTTAGTTTTAAATGTGCAGTGGAAGGGAGTAAACCATCGGATGCCTTCTTGCGTAGAGGTGCAAGAGCAGTCGCTTGCCTTAGCATGGACAATGCAGCAGGGCTGGCAACGCGGGCAACTTTGGGTTTGGACATCGTTCACTTCCTCAATACTTCTTTGACTAAATCAGTTAGCAAGTCAACTTTTTCTTCTAAACTATTGACCTTATCTTTTAGACTAGACCCACCATTGGGCTTGAGTTCAGATAGGTAATGCTTGGTTAGATGCTTAACACCCATAGCGAGTGCGCCTATAAGGGTAGTTATAGCAACGGCTAATCCAGCCCAATCAGCAGGGGTCATCTCTGGCTCCTTATGTTTAAACGATGGTTCGTGCGATTATTTGAATGATTCCACCCCAACCTGAGAAGTTCCCGTTCGGTGGTGTGGTGCGGGTGAATGACACCTGCTCAATCACAGCCTCAATAGGTTCTCCATCGGCTGTGAAATCTTGAATGATGATGGTTTCGCCAAGGGCTTCCATCTGCTCTAGTGCCTGTAGTCTGCCTAGTCCGTATCCTTGATACCCCATAAGGTTCTTAAGGCGGTCACGCTCCGAGTCAAAACAAAAGACAGGAATTTGAATAACGCGTGCACGGGCAGGAGTAGGCAAAGCCTTAACAGAGTAACCATAAATAACAGCGCCAAGCGTGGCATCCGTATCGTTACGATTGAGGCGGAACTTAAACTGCGCTTCAACGCCAACATCTTCAAAAACCGATGAGAGGTCGTAGTCATAATCAGTTATGCTCCCTTCGGTGACGGTACGAAATGCTGAATCTACTCCGTTTACTACACGGAAGATGTCAATGTCACCTTGCAATGTTCCTTCGGTGCGTAGTTTCAAACGCTTCCATGCTTTATTCTCAAGAGTTTCATAGCGGATAATGCCTGTGGTTATCTCGCCAGACTCAACTAATTCAGTGGCATGCTCAATAAATAATCCATCACCGTTTACACAGAAAGCAATTCTGCCATCGCCAAGGTTTGCAACGCCTTCTACCTTACCTGTTGCTCCATCTGCATAAACATCTGTGGAGTATGCATAGGCACCATTTGTTAATGGCTGTGATAGGTCAACTCTATAGACACCAGAGTAGCCACCAACACCAGAGTCAACACCAGCAATAATGAATCTGCTATATGCGCTCATCTTGTAGATGCCAAGATTAGTTTCAAATATAAGCGGTCCATAAGACAGGTCGCCAACTTCATTGGCTATAGCAATGCGCAATCCTCTGTTAGTTCCTACAGCAACATAGGTACCAAGGTAGCCAAACAAGCCAGTGACTTCTTCACCGCTTGGTAGGGTTATTACACTGGTCATTGTGTTTAAACTGCCATCACTAGCAACAGTAATTTTATAGACAGTACCTTGTTCGCCAGAGAATCCACCTACATATATGGCAGCACCAGCCTCTGTTACAGCCCTGAAAGTATATGCAGTAGGTAGTGTTGTGCTTCCATTTACAGGGGTTAATGTGCTTAGGTTGATTGAAGAACCAGTATTTTTATTTAATTCATATACAAATGTATTGTTGGCGGTGTCATGGAATCCAAGTATGTAACGATTTTTAACATAACCAATAGTTCCATGAGTAGCATTGGCTGTATTAATTGCGTAGTCCTGGTGTAATGCAGGGCTGGTTGCTTCAAATGAATAGCGCCATACTTTGGTAGGAGTGACCATCATTAAATCACTACCGCCCATAGTTACTGCAATAATGTCCTCAGTAATTGCTGTGTTGTCAATGATTGTTGTTTCTGCATAATCACTTACTCTGATACGCAAGACACGAATTGACTCAGTAGATGCATACTTGACAAGTATTAGATACTCAACTCCACCAATCACGGTATTAAATACACGGCTATCTCCAGTGAACGCTTCTTGTAAGAAGGTTCTGCGCAGTAGCGAGATTTGTCCTGGAGTCCATGGGTTGATGCCAATAGATGATGAGAAGCGAAAGCGTGCTTCTTCAAGGGTTCCAACAATTGGTTCTTGGTATGTACTACCTGCACCAAGGTGGAAAGATGACTGGCTTCTAATCCAATAACCCGAGCCTGAGAGCGACTGCTCGCCCGGGTCACGAAGTTGGTCCACGCGCTGAGTACGAAACTCAGCAGTCTGCCTACGGTATGGGGTGTTATCCGTAATGGCATAGATGAACGGCATACCACCAATAGCCACATCGTATTTGTAAGTGGTTGGGTCATAGTAGGTTGAGATACGACCCGATAGGTCAATGATTACGCGTTCAGATATATCGGGTGGTCTACTGTCTGCCATGCTTCTCCTTAAATACGAGTGTGTCGGCTAAGTCAATATGGTCATCTATGGTGCGATGTATGTCTGCTATTTCATATAGCAGCATTAAGCGCCGACAAGAGCAGCAACTTCAATGTCGGTCAAACCGAGAGCCTTGAGTTTGTCTTGTGCTGCTTGCTTGGCTGCTGCCTTAGCCTGCTCATCTGCTAGGCGTTGTGCTTCTTCTTGAGCGAACGCTGCCGCATCTGCTTCGCGCTGTGCGATTTCTTCGGCTGTTAGTTCTACTTC